TGCCTGTTAAGAAGATTGTAGGATCTTCATAGAGTTGAGTAGAATATAACAATGCAATACCCACCGCCACATTATATACTTTTTGAACCTCTTAATGATACGGAGACTCAAAAGGCGTGGATTAAATATAAGCAACTGCATGGTAATGAATGTGAATTTGCGGAAATAGATGCAGCAGAGATAAATACTGTTGAGACATTTTCACCTTGGTTTTATAATTGGATTTCTCAAGTCTCAACTAGTAGATCAACACGGATTCGAGTTCTCTTAGTTTACCATGCCGAATTTTTAACATTCTCATGCCAGCAAACTATTCGTCGTTCTTTAGAGGAACGATCTTTTAAATGTAGAGTATGGTTTCACATCGAAGACCCAACTATGCTTCAACCTGCAATACGAAGCAGATGTATTGTAAAACGAATGCCAACTTACATAAATACACCAACTATTAAACAACTATGAAAGTAGAAATCTATACCGATGGTGCGTGCTCTAAAAATGGTAGAAAGGGAGCACAAGCTTCTTGGGCATTCTATTTTCCAGAACACAAGTCAATTTCAGATGCTCAGCGAGTTCCTGAAGGACAATCTCAAACAAATCAACGCGGTGAACTTATGGCTATTACTGAAGCAGTTAAGGCTGCCGAAGTAGCATTTCCTGTTATTGAAACTGATCTAAAAATCTACACTGATTCAATGTATTCTAAGAACTGTCTAACAGAATGGTTACCTTCATGGATTCGTAATAATTGGAAGACTTCTCAAGGTGGAGATGTTATTCATCGGGATTTGATTGAAGAAACATCTAACCGACTATCTCGTTTCAAGTCATTTAATATCACACATGTCAAGGCGCATACTAGTGGTACAGATGAGCATAGTCGAAATAATCATATCGTAGATCGTATGGCTACTAAAGTTATCAATCCAGAAGAGATTAAAGAAATAACTTCAAATGGCGAAGAAGCACTTGAAGGATGTCCTCTTAAATTAATGGGTGCTCCAATTGGAGAACGTGAACTAGTAACATGGTGCATGACAAATATTGGAAAACTAGATGAAGGTGAACTTAATAAAGCTATTATTTCTGCTTTTACGAAGACGATTAAAAAGAAGGGGTTTGATGTAGAAAAACAGCGTCTGCATCGATCCACTTTGTATAGACTTAAAACGGATAGTGGTTTAATTAAAGAAGGTATCATAGTAACAAAGCAAGAATGAGTGTAACTGCCTACCATTTCTGGTCACCAACGTGTGCTCCGTGTAAAGTAATCAAGCCAGCAATTGAAGATCTAAAGGAGGAGTTTCCTCAAGTTGTATGGGTATCTGTAAATACACATGATGATAAAGAAATGCTTTCTAACCGTTATGATGTATCAGTTGTACCTACAATTGTAGTAGAATCAAAGGATGCTAGTGGAGCTGTTATTAACCTAGATAAGCAAGTTGGAACAACTATGGGAGCATACTATCGTATTATTCGGAGTGCATTGCGTATCACTCAACTATTGTAGATGTAACTAACTCACCATCTTTATACGCTTCGCATACAAATTGGTCCTGATCGTCTACTTCTTGTGTTTTTTCATTTGATCCGCCTACATTTATTATTGTTTCTGATGCACCAAATCCACTTGGAGCAGTTCCTCCGGGACCTAATTTGTTTACACACGCATCTCCACTTAATGATTGAACAGTTCCAGGAGGACAGACAAAAGTTCCTGGTTTACCAGATGGGACTGGTGGTACAGGAGATGTACCTTTATATTTTGCAATTTGCTTCTGAATTCCGTATGACGTTCCTGCAAAAGTAATACCCATAATTACTGCAATAATTGCAGAGTATGTTCCGTACTTGTATGACGTGAGACAGTTGCTTCTGTGTAAAACAAACCATTGTAGACCAAATGTGATTGCACTTGTAATACCTAGTGCCATACTCTGGGGTCCTGCGCCGGTGTCCCATAGTTCAATCATTAGATACCATAGAACCGTCATTGACATAACAATGCCTTGAGGAGCAATCTTATTCTCAAGCCATTCGAACCCAGGAAGAGAACATAGATCAGTAGCGCCACCCTGCATTGGAGGTGGGGGACCAGGCATTACAGTTCCTTCTGGAAATGGCACAACGGGTGGAGGGAGAGGTAGCGAAGAAGCCGCAGCCGTACCAATAGCAGCAGCAGCTGCGGGTGCAGCAACTACTGGAGCCGCGGAAGCCACAGCAGCCGGCGTAGCCATAGCAGCCGTACCAAGAGCGGGAGCAGCAGCCACGACCGCAGGACCTGCTACGGCAGCTGTGCCCACTGCAGCAGCTGTTGCAACTACAGCTTGTACACCTGTTGATAGCTTTGCAAACTGAGCTCCAATAAATGAAAGAATATACATGATTACATCAACAACATATCCTCCTACAACTTTATTGGTAAACATTCCACCCAATGCAGCAATACTCGCAACAGAATAATGATACCTACCATTCATTATGTCTGCAATAAATCCATATGCAAATAGAGTATTCGGAAAGTAGAGAACCAATAGCGATAAAAAACTTAAATCAGTTGGAGCTCCTGACGTAAATGCTCCTTCTGTATATAGCTTGTGACCATACGCTACTCCAATCAGCACAAATAGTATAGTAGTTATGATAGCAGATATTCCGCCAGCGTCCATTGCTTATTCCCACGATACAAAATCATGAGAAACTACAAATGAGTATCTACGGAACTAGTTCTTCGTGGGGCGATCAATGTATGAACTCGGATCAAAGTCCAATCAATCTATCGCAATCATCTTCTAAACCATGTGATCTAATGTGTGAACTTACATTTGACGATGCTTATATTTCTCAAGCGAATGTCATAGTTTCAGATGAAGGTCTCATTCTACAGAGCCAGACCAATCTTGGCAGTTGTAAGTTTGCAGGTGAAACATATACATGTCAGACACTACTTGTTACTCATCCAAGTCATCATACAATAGAAAACGTTCAGGCTGATGCCGAAGTAGTAGCTATATTTAGTAGCCCGACATCTGGTCTTCTTTGCGTGAGCTCTTTAGTAAGAGTTAATCCCACATCTTCAAATTCATCCCATTTTTTTAATGCATTCGTCCCCTATGCGAATCCAAGTGTAGCTTCTACATCAGTAGCGTTAGGTGAACAGTGGGGATTATTTATGATGGTTCCATCTGTTGGGTCATATTATGTTTATGATGGATCACTAGTGATTCCTCCGTGTCAACAATGCAAATGGGCGGTGTTCAATACGATGATTACAATTGATTCAAACGATTTTGCTCTTCTTGTAAAAAATGTAATACCTGGTTCCAGACCCATTCAACAGCTTGGAAATCGTGAAGTCTTCTTCAATGATATTGCGCAGTTACCTGGTGGACCTATGCCTCGAGATGGTAAGACATATATGAGATGTAAGAGATCCGGTAAAAAACCAGATGTAAAAGATGTAACATCTGCTCCACTTGGTAACGAAAAGAGTAAAGATGATAAAAAAAAGAAGCACTGGATACACGAGTGGGCCGCTAAACAGATAGAGATAAATGGATTTATTGAGTTATTAAATGTATTTCTAATTCTTCTCTCTGTCGGAGGTGGCATATATTATGGATATCTTCAGTCGAGTGGACCGCAGGGAATGTATCTTATTCTGGCTGGGCAAAAACTTGCAGCTTGGCTGCGTTCTTTTTTTATAAAGTCTAGTAGTCCTGTTTTTACATCTTCTACTATTACTTAGTGCTTCCGCTCATCCCAGCAGGTCTCGTGTTCCTCGGGTGCACCCCATACCGTTTCGTCCTCCTCTTCATCGTCATTATCAAAAGCATCGTCGCTAAAGTCAAACTCCTTCTTAGGCTTCCGATATCTGCGGTTATTTACAAATGTCCACTTCTCCTCTTCAGGAATCTCCTTCTCAGGCATAATCTGATCTTCTTCATAATCGTCTTCCGGCTCGCTGAACCGGTGCATATTACGAAACCGAGGAAGCTGGAATACATCTTCATATCTGTCGTCTGTACGATTCTTCTCGCGCTCCTGATCCTCCTTCAGCTTATCATCTGTAGCCTTCCACTCGGATGCAAGCTCACTAAATTTACGGCCACCTGACCAAATACTACCCGAACTCGCGGGTGCGTTATTTCCCAGACTTGGGAAATTCTCTGTGGTGTCTTCAAGGCCCCGCTCTTCGGCCTTCTTCTTCTCTTCGATTTCTAGCTGGTGTCGCTCCTGCTCAACCTGCCAGAATGGCTTCTCATGCGGGCGACGAGGAGCACGGCGCTCCTTCTGAAATACATTTTTCAGCTGCATTGATGTCGACTGTTCGCTTGTAATTTGATTATTACGCATGTGCGGTGGAACGTATGAATTGTTCGACATTGTTGAATATCCTATAACATCGTATTATTTTGGTAATACTAAATCCGTTTTTGATGAATCATTTTCATGATGAAAACGAAAACAACTAAGTTACCATCGATATAATAACATGGTAAACTGTGTTGTTATTTCAACAAATGGTACATTCGGAGATGTTCAAATTCCATCTAAGACAGCTGATGTTTTAGAATGGATTCGTAAAAAATATAAGAACTCAGAAATCCAATTTCAGGGTAAGATTCAAGATTCTATCAAAGATACTCATTGGTTAAGCATATTTGCTGCTACAAATGGAGACGAAGAGCATATTAATCATCACATGCTTCCTTCACCATTTGATGAAGAATCTTATACTGGTCAGATCGTGATTCTTGCATCTGAGTCAGATGAACAAGATCAATATGACGCCAACATTTCTGCATATGTTAATCTAAAATCTGATCATTATGAGACTGTATTCCAAGAGTGGGCATTTGCTAATGATGAGGAAGATGAAGCAGAAATCCCAGATGTTGAAGACGAAGATGTTGTAGCTGATGAAATGTTAGATGACGAGGAAGAAGAAGAACTTGTAAATTCTCGAGAAGTTGTACATGTTGTTAGACCGATTCAAAATCATTCTAAGAATGTGTTTGTAGAATGTGCGATGCGTGACAGAGTTATTGAGAATTTTATTGAAATTTTAGAAAACAAAGAACTTGTCACTGAACTTGAAGAGTCGATTCTACATGTGGTATGCGAACAAGCTATTAAAGAGAATATTGACGTAGACTGGAATAATCGTGTATTTTGGAATATGTATCGAAGCAGAGCTATTTCATTTTACGAATATTGTCGTAGATCAACTAATTCTGATGATGGAAAGTGGATGCTAAAATTAAAACAAGGAGAGATTACTACTCGGGAATTTGCAGAGATGAATGCGGTAGATCTATGTCCTTCACGATGGAAGGATGCAGTTGAGCGCATTATTGAATCTGAAAAGAAGCTATATTCAAAGAATGAAAATGCAGCTATCTTTATGTGGTGCTCTGCTTGCAAGAAGAAGACGAAATGTGATTACTATCAGATGCAGACTCGGTCTGCAGACGAACCAATGACGACTTTTGTAACGTGTCTGGAGTGTGATCGAAAGTGGAAATTCTAGGGCTGATACGATCAGGCGAATATATTACAATTGCGTGAAGACCATTTGTTATCTCTGGCTTCGCAACGTCCGGAGTTGTGCTGCTAAATCTAGCTTTAAATTCTAAAATAACGCCATCCGGAATTTGAGGACTTGTTTCTTGTAAACGATCACACTGTTCACGTACTATTTTTAACATATCTTTTGCAACTATACGTTCATGTCGAGGCAATGCTAGTTCAATAAGAATAAACCGATATACTTTTTTGTATGTTGTAGCTGCTATTCTATGTGATTCTGATCTTTTTGCCCAAGAAAAATAACTTCCAATTGTATTTAATGTGGCAACTGATAGGCTGATACATCCAATTATAATATTTGCAGTAGACGATCCGTTAAAAAGTGATTGCGTTCCTATTGAACCAGCTCCAGCTATGGTAGATAGCATAATAACCGGAAGTGATAAATAGGTATTTAATTTAGAATAAAAATTTTCTGACTTTGAATGTAGCCATGAATAGCATAAAGATCTTTCTCCTTCCTCCGAAAGAATTTGTTCTATTTGAGAGTTCCAAGTAACACTATGGTCTTGGTCCATTATATTTTATGCTCATTTTAATAATGGTTTGGATATATGATGATCCGCCGTATACGACTCGGGAAAAAACCGCATATCGAGACCTACGCAAGAGACTAAAAGATAAAAAATTTGTAGATAAATTAATTAAGTTAATTAGTTTGTATATCTACTTAAAAAGCGTTAATCCAACTACCGTAAGACAAATACAAGAATCTGCTTACTTCGACAAAGCCAAAACAAAACCAATTTTTAATGAAAAAAATGCAGCAAAAATGCTACGGGCTTTGAAGCAGAAAGGCGGTGACTCCAAATATCCGTATACCGATGTTGCTATAAAAGGTATTCTTCGTGACTTTACTCCTTCGCTTGTTGGTCAACCAGCTGAAACAGTATTTGGCGCAGTAACCGGAACAGTTAATACATTAAAAAACAATGTTCCTTTTGGTGATTTAGTATCTGAAGCTATCCATGGAAGTACCGAACTTGGCGTTGCTACAGCAAATGGTGTAAGTGAGGGTATAGCCGGTCCAGTTGGAGCCGCAGTTGTTGCCCCATTTACTGCAGTAGCGGCTGGACTAGCATCTGCTCTTTCAGCGGTAGAAGGTGATCTTGGTGGATCAGTTGCACATCTAGCTAACTGGGTCCCAGTATTGGGTGGTATCTTCAATAAAGCTATTGTTCAGACGGAACGTGTAGCCAAGGTTCTAAAAAATCACGAAACAGTGGCAACGTATATACCATATATGTCTGAGTATCATGACACGTTAAATGTTGAGCCGATTACAGGCGGAAAGAGGCTTTCAACCATGAGATATAAAAGAGACAAATGGCGGAGGAAGACAATACGCAAAAGATAAAGGATACATTGAAAGAATGGATTTCTCTTGATGATCAGGAGCGTAAACTACGTGCTCAGATTAAGGATCTCAAGAATAAAAAAATAAACAATTCTGCTCGTATTCTAGAATTTATGCGCGATAATCAAGTTGATAATTTTGCACTTGAGGGGTCGGGTGTTGGTAATATTTCCAGAACTGTTCGTACATCACGTCCACCTCTACGCCGTAGTCTAATTCGTACTCAACTTCTTCTTCAGTTTTCTGATCAGCCACAACGTGTGTCGGAAGTTCTACGTGCTATTGAAGGTATTCCCGAAGGAGCAGAAGATATGTCGACAGGTGGCACGCAAAAAGAGCTGCTTATTAGACGTATTCCTAAAGAGAAGAAAGTTGTTGGTATTACTATGTAATTCTAACTAATGCGTTTTTAGCAGCTAGTTGTTCTGCTTGTTTCTTCGTTACCGCGCTACCAATACCTAAATGATTTCCAGATTCGTCTACAGCAGCCATTGTATAGGTGTTTGCCGCAGATGAAAGCATAGTATACTTTGGAGTAAAATGAAACTTGGCTTGATAGAACTTCTGAAGTTGTTCTTTAAAGTTTCGATTATTCATCAATAGTTTAGGAATGTTAATATACATCTCAATTAGTGAAATAATAAATGATGATACTATCTGAAAATTATTATTACAATCAGTCCACAGTGCTCCAATAAATGCTTCTAGGATATCGCCTAGTTTTTTTGCATTTACTCGTCCGTTGCAGATGTCTTCATTATGTCTTGAGATAATATAGAATTGGTCTAATCCGATCTTTAGACTTAGACTTCCTAGCATTTCGTTACATACAATATCTTTCTTCAAATCAGTAAGAAATCCTTCATTTTCTTCAGGAAATCGTTTAAGAAGATATGTTGATACAGTTGCTCCTAAAATTGAATCTCCTAGATGTTCAAGAGTCTCATACGACTGATCGAACAACTCTAGAGCATTATTTGGCCTTGGTGCAAGGGTTGTAGTTTCTCCCATTGGGGTTGTGTATTCTACTCGCTTTACGTATGACGAATGTACCATTGCGGTCTGAAACAGCCCTGAATTACGGATTGTAAAGTTACATCTGTGTTTCAAAAGAATCGCTTGTATATCCGTACTGGTAAACAAGCGGTTTTTTGAGTTATATGGGTTGTATAGAACTGGTGTTGAATTCATTTTTTCTTATTACGTACTACTCTATTAGTTCTTTTGTTTCGTTTTTTACCTCCCCCATTTGGACTCGGCTTAAGAGTAGCTCGAACAACTTCATCTAATTTTTGCCAGTGCTGTAAAAATAGATCGGCTTCAGGCTGTTGCATTTTAAGAAGAGCTGCCTTTAGATTTGTCGCAATCATATCTTCGTTCTCTTCGATAAGACCTGGTAGTTTTTCAACTACGGCTTTTTTAGCTGCGTCCTTTGCGGCTTGTAGAAAGCTTTCCATTATTTCTATTCCTGAAAGTTTTACCACCCATTGTCATTCTTCTTGCTTTCTTACTAGGTCGAATATCGGATAAATCTTCACCTTTTTCGATCTTCTGTAGTATTACTTTAAAATCATCATTCATTTTTGAAGAATCAACACAGTTTCCAAATCCAATCATTATGATAGTCCCACCCATGCCTTTCCCCTCAATATATTTTGTGATATTATCCATCTTTTCACTTTTTATGTATAATAATCGTTCTTGTAACCACACATCATATCCTTTTGATGCAATTAATGCTTGGACTGTAGATGTGCCTTCATACTTATAAGTTTTATGGATGTCACTTAATACCTTGGTTGTTTGATTAAGACCAAAATCCCAT